AGCCAGGCGACCGGCTGCGGGCCGCGGCTGATGCCTTCGACCACCGCGACGGCCGCCACGCCCAGGAGCGCGGCGAAGACGAGCCACCGGACGAGATGTCTATCGCGCTGCATCGGCGGCGGCCCTCGCGACTGTGCGGTAGGCGGAGACCCAGGCCGACCGCTGGGCCGGCGTCAGCGGCCCGCCCGACGTGCCGGCGGTCCGGTCGAGGTAGTCCTTGATCGCGGAGCGAGCCCGCGGGTAACGCTCGCCCAGCGACTGGCCGCGGAGCCGGAGGTCGAAGGCCCGGACGCGGAGGTCGTCGAACGCGACGCCAGTCCGGATCAGCGGCTCGACTTGCATCGCGTCCCACTCGACCTCGGCCGCGAGCTCGTCGAACATGGCGGAGATCGTGGCGGCATCGACCGAGGCATCGGGCCCGACGAACGTCCCGCGGAGGACGAGCTCGGCGTCGGGGGCGGGGCCGGGGGCCGGGGTCGGCTGCGGGGCCGACGAGCTGCTCGACTGCCACGCGATGGCGGCCGCAGCCAGCAGGGCCGCGCCGATCATGTGCCGCCGCTCGAGCTGCGGGAGGTTGACCAGGCCGGCGGCCTTCCGGAGCTGCTCGAGCACCTGGGGGCCGGCGAGGGCGTAGGCGGCCCCGGCCGCCAGGAGAACGACGAGCCAGTTCATGTCATGCCCTCACGAGCGGGAGGATCTGCTCGACGGCCCCGGCGGCGAGCGCCACCACGAGCTGCCGGACGGCGGGCCTGGCGAGCAGCCAGAGCGGGTAGAGGTAGGCCGGGACCGCCTGGTCGGCCACGGCGTCGAACAGCAGGCCGACGGCCTCCAGGACCATGTCCTTTTTCTGCGGGCCGGTCAGGACGGAGACCGCGTCGAGGCTTTCAACGAGCAGCCGCACGAGGGCCACGAGCAGCTCGCCGAACTCGGCCCACGTCAGGCCGTCGGCGGCGGCCGACTGGGCTGTGGCGATGTAGGCCCGCACCTTGTCGAACATGCCAGCCACGCTCGACGCGGCGGCGACTGGGGCTTCGGCGATCATCGCTTCCTTCTCCAGACGGTATCGGCCGGCACGACCTGGCGGCGGCGCTCGCGGCAGCACTGACACTCGACGTAGCGGACCTGGCGGTCGCCGGCCCGCTTGCTCGACTCGACGCGGCAGCGGCCGCCGCACTTTGAACAGCTAGCCGGCATGGGCTCGCATCCTCGCGACGGCGGCCGCGGCGGCGGCTTTCGCGCCGGCGAGGCGGTCCACACGAACAGCCTCGGACCTCTCGGCAATGTCGCGCTGCTCGGCGGCCGTGAGGTTCTCGGCTCGCCACTTCTCCAGCGACCGGACGGCTACGCTCGTCGCGTTTCCGTAGGCGGCGTGCGTGACGACCGAAACATCGAACAGGCCGGAGAACTCGTGGATCGTCCGCGTCGCGATCCCTCTCTCGTCCTGGCCCCATGTCTCGCCCTTCTTCGGGTCGACCGTGAAGGCGAATGAGCTGCCGAACAGGTCGCGCCGACGGATGAGGGTCGTCACGTCGCGGCCGAGCTGCGTATCGGGCGGGTCGATCTCGTAGTTCAGGCCGCGCTCGTCGGTCGCGAGGCGCAGCGTCCCGGACAGCGTCCGCCCCAGCGGCTGGCCTTCGTGATCGAAGAGCGCCACCACGTCGAGCTTCCGCTTCGACAGGACGCGGTCAAACGCGCCGGGCTCGATGACTTCCCGAAAGCCTCCGAGGTCGAGCGACCACTTCTGGTAGGCGGCAGCCAGGCCGCGAATCTTCGGCGACTCGTCGCCGCGGATTTCGATGGTGGCCTCTTCGGTCTCGTCTTCGACGATCGCGTAGAACCGGCGTTCAAGGTCAAGCATCTGTTGGCCCTCCTGCTGGCGGCGTGTCCTGCTGCGGCATCGGCACGGCCCCGGCCACCATCTGCCGGGCCAGGTCTGCGGAGACGGTCGGGAAGGCGGACGTGATCAGAGCGACGGCCGCGTCGTTCTCCAGAGCACCGGCCGACACTTGCGACAGGACCTGGAGGAGCGCGGTCACTTGGGCACCGTTGAGGGCGGTCGCCTGGAGGTCGACGCCGCCGACGGCCTGGGCATCGGCCACCGGCTGCTGCTCGGCCGGCTGCTGCTCGGCCGGCTGCGGCTCGACCGGCGCGGCCTCGTCGGCAGCCGGCGTCGGCTCGCCGCCTGCGGCCCCGGCCTGGGCGGCCGCGGCTGCGAGCGTCGAGAAGCCGAGCTGCATGTAGGTCTGATTCGCGGCCGGATCCTCGAGGAGGTCGAAGTCTTCCAGGTCTCTCAATTCGTTAGGCGCGAGCGCGCCCATATTGAACATCGACTGATACAGGCTGACGCGGCTCGCCGTGTCGCCCCTCAACAATCCGCGGTTGTCGAACTTGGCGTAGACCTCCTCGCCGTAGACCGGCTGGAGGGCCATGTCGAGCGGCCCCTCCATGCGTCGCATCCACGGGAGGAGGCACCACACCTGAGCGGAGAGATGCTCCTGCTCGACGTTGGACCATCGGGCCATGCGGGCGTCGCCGAGCAGCGTCGAGGGGACGCCCCAGCATCGGCAGACGTCGGGGAGGATCGCGTCCCGCAGCTCCTGGAACTGGTTCGCCTCCATGCTGTTCGACTCGATCGGCTTCAGTCGCGTCTTCTTCGGGAGGACCGCCGTCTTCCCGCGGTTGCCCGCGCCGCCGTAGACCTCACGGAGAGCTTCGCGAAGAGCGTCGACCGCCTCGTCCGGAATCTTCTCGTCGGTCTCCAGCACCATGTCGGGCCGCGCGGAGTTGTCCCAGAACGAGGTCGCCGCGGCGTCGAGCTTGCGGGCCAGGGCGATCGACGTCGAGCAGAGCTCCGGCGGGGCCATGCCGACGAGGCCGTTGTCGGACAGCCACCGCCAGTGAAACACCTCTTCCTGCCGCAGCGGTCGCCAGACGTGCGACTCGTCGAGGAACTCATAGGAGACCGTGTAGTCGGTGTGCCGGTGGACCTTGACTCGCGTCGGGTGCATCGGCCGCAGCTCGGAACACCAGCCGCGCTCGCCAGGCATCACGCGGGCGAAAGCGTTGCCGTGGAGGGCGGTCCAGTAGGCGATGAGCTGATAGAAGTCATAGGCCGACTGCCACGGGTTGGGCCGCTTCCGCAGCGTGTAGCCGCAGGGCAGATCGGCGTGGATGCGGCGGCCGTCGGCCTGCTGCCGCATCACATGGACCGGCATTACTGCCACGGCCTGGGCGATCCATCTCACGACGCCGAGGATCGACGTCACGCGGATGGCGGTCTCGGGCCCGATGTGCGACTGCCAGGCGTGGCCCCAGATGCCGGGGTCGGTCAGGCTGCCGCGGAGCGTGATCGTGTGGGCCCCCTGGAACGAAGCCCGGCGGGGTCGGCTCGCGGTCCGGCGTGTCGTTCGCTTCGTCGCGGCCTTGGCGCGTGGCATGGCGGAGAGTCCGGAGGCCGGGCGCGTGGAGGCTCCCGGAGCGAACCAGTGTCCGGGGCCGCGGCGGTTGCTTGAACCGGCCGCACGGCGTCAGAGGACGCGGATCCGGTAGTCGTCGAGGCTGCCGGCCGCGCCGTCGTCCTCGTCGGTCGAGGCCAGGGCCAGGGCGTTCACGAGCGCGGCGATGCCGTCGATCTTCTCCGTACTCTTCGCCTTGTCCGGTTTGATCATGCCGGTCGCGTCGGTGTAGACGCAGACGTTGTTAGCGTTCCACGCCGCGACCGGGTTGCCGCCGTGCCGGAGCCGCTTCTCGACGACCAGGGCCTCGAGGAGCTTACAGGGCGCGTTGAGGTAGCCCGTTCGCTGTGGGATGTCCTTCACCGTCAGCCCCTCTCGCTGGAGCAGCGTCTCCAGGGCCCCGGCCTGCCACGGGTCTACGCCGATCGCCCGGATCTCGTGGCGGCCGCCATACTCGACGATGTCGCGAGCGACAGCCTCGTGGTCGAGCCGGTGGCCGTCCGTCACCGTCACCCAGCCGTCGCGGATCCAGGCATCGTATGGGATGCCCTCGCGGACGCGGTCGGCCACGGTCTCGCGTGGGACCCAGTAGCGCCACTCGACGGCGTAGCTGCCGTCTCGTTCTTTGAACACGAAGGCGGCCGCCGTCATGTCGAGATTCGACGCGAGGTCGACGCCGACCCAGCACGGCCGGCCGGCAGTCGGCTCGGCCGGCCCGGAGCCGCAGGCCGACCAGTCGATCGGCCCGACGAACCAGCGAGAGTCGCCGGCCTGCCAGACGTTGAGCGAGTAGCGGAGGAACTTCGACATCTTCCGCGGGTCGGTCGTCGCGTCCTGGTAGTCGGCCGCGAACTCGTCCTCGGGGAACGCGATGCCCATCGACGGGTTGGCCTTCCGCCAGACCTTCGGGTCGGAGAAGTCATCGTCCTCGGCCGCGGCGTAGATCAGACCGAGGAATGTAGGGTTGGCCTTCGGGTCCTTGATCACGAGCTCGCAGTCCTGCCACCATCGCCAGCCGATGCCGTTCCGGTCGGAGCCCGCCGTCGAGATCGAGATCACGAGGCCGTTCGCCGTGCCGCGCGTGGCGTAGATGAGGGCGTCGACCAGGTCGGGCGAGCGGAAGCTATGGATCTCGTCCAGGATCACCGAGCCGTTCAGGCCTTCGTTTCGCCAACTGTCAGAAGAAAGACATCGTATTTCTTTCCCGGTCTCGCGATTCCGAATGATCGACCGCGAGTCGACGACCTCGAGCAGCTTCGACAGTTTCGGCGACGCCTCGACCGACTGCCGGACCATGCGGTACATGGTGCGGGCTTGTAGCCGGTCGTTCGCCGCGAGGAACACGTCCTGGGCCGGGGCGTGACAGGTCGCCATGTACTGGGCGAGCTGCGACATCAGGCTCGACTTCCGGTTCTTCTTCGGCACGAAGATTCCGGCCCGCCGGAACCGGAGCCGGCCGTCGGCGCGACGCCAGCCGAAGAGCGGCCGGAGGACCCGCTCCTTCTGCCACTCGACGAGCTCGATCCGGCGCGGCTCGCCGCCGCGCTCGTCGGGATGTCGGCAGAGCGTCTCGATGAACCGGACCGGAGCCTCGGCCGCCGCGGAGTCCCACTCATAGCCGGGGAGGTATTCCGGCCGCTTCTTCGGGTCAGCCGTTCCGGATCGAGAGACTCGCGAGGACCTTGTCCTCTTCGTCGCCTTCTTCTTCGCCACTAGGTGGGTCCTGCGGGATGCGGGCCGCCGCCGCGGCGGTCAGTCCGAAGTCGCGGGCCAGTGTGACGAAGTCCCGCCGTGAGTCACGCAACAGCTTCGCCACCGGGGAGGCCGCCTGGCCCTTGTCGGTGGCGGTGATCCACCCCTCGACGGCGACCTGGTCGGCGAGCTGCTCGATGTCGGCGTGGAGGCGGCAGAGGATCGCGAAGGCGTCGAGCTGCTCGGCCCGGAGGCGGCCGTCGGCCTGGAGGATCGGGGCGTTCCGGTCCCAGAAGGCGAGCGCGGACGGGACCTTCGTCACGGAGTCGGGCGGGGCCAGGTCAGCGGCCGGCGTGGACGGCGTCTTGCGGTGTCGCGTGTTGCGTCCGGCCTTGGAGCGGGCGCTGCTGGGGTCGGGGGCTGGACCGCGGGAACCCATGCTTCCTCCAGTTTCTCAAAACCCGACAGAAATTCGCGCCGAAG